CATTACGCTAGCTTATAAATAGCGATACATAGCGAAAGAAAGACCCCGGCCATTGATTTGGTCGGGGTCTTCTTTGCGTTGTGATATTAAGTAAGTGTTCGATACCTGGCACCCTAAGTAGCACGAAAGTAGCAAAGTATCAAAAGGCGTATTGCAGTTGGTCGATGGATGAACGGAGGTTGTCTGCCATTTTCTGTGAGAAGTGAGAGTATACCTTCTCAACCATAGCGGTGTCTGTATGTCCAACGTGCTGAGAGATCTGCTTAATTGGCACGTTGTTTTCTAACATGATGGTAACGAAGGTGTGCCGGAAGTAGTGCGTGGTAATGTGCTTACCTTCAATCTTGACCTTGGCTAGTGCTGCATTGACTTGCCGGTAGTCCTTGTGTGTCCCACGATTAGAGACAAACAGTAGGGTGTTGTCACTCGTTATGCGACGATGACTAATCACCTTGCGTTGGGTGAGTGCTATTTGCCGCTTAATTGTTTCAGCAACATCTTGGTTGATATTGATTGTTCTGGCATCACCTGTTTTGGGTGGCCCTAGCCGTTGCAAGGTAGAGTCCCAGGTGGCCACTATATCAATGGTCCGGTTATCTATGTCGATATGCTGGCGGTAGTCCAAGGCTAGCAACTCTCCAATCCGCATGCCGGTAAGGGCCTGTATCTTACATAGGTTGGCTATCTCCTGGTAGCCCATGGCTTCTAATTGGCTTAAGGCATCGGCTAGTTCATGGGCTTCTAGGTACTTTAATTCGTTCTTGGTTGGTAGGTTGACTTTCTCAACTGACAATAGGTGAGTAAAGTCATCTTTTAGGTACCCATATTTTTTGGCGAATTTTAGCACCATAGAGAGAGTCTGCTTGCGAAACGATACATTGGTATAGGATTGTCCCTGGCGCGTGAGAGACAAGAGAAATTGATTTAATAGAGTGGCGTTAAGTTGTGAGGTCTTATAATGACCCAGTTCAGACTTAATGTGTTTGATTCTTGTTCTCTGTCCACGGGCTGTGCTTGGGCGAACGGTGGACTCATACACCTCATACCATCTGTCTAACAGTTCTGATAGGGTGATGTCATCGTTATATGGGGCAGATGCCATCTTTTTCTGAATCTTCTCATCCAGGATGCGCTGCATACTCTTGGCTACGTTCCGGTTGTTCCTAATGTTCGTAACGGAAACATAACGGTATGATCCAGTTACAGGGTCCTTGTACCGCTCATTGAATTTGTATTTGCCGTTTGGCAATTCTTGAACCCACATGTTGGGACCTCCTACTTGTAATCGTGGCGAATCATTTGATAGATGGCGTCGGCCTGTTCTGTATTCGTACTGAGGACCTCCGCAATGTCTCGCTTAAGTTCGATGATGCGGTACTTCAGTTCTTCCTGCTCAATAGTTGATAGGTCTTTATCTTGATTTAAGTAGACCCACAACAAACTATTAGGCATAATGAAGGACCAAAGTAAATGACCGTCTCTATCGTACTTCTCCATATATTCTGCTTTAGCTTCGGGTAGGTAGCTAAAAATGGTATTGCTATCTCTGTTAGATTCTTGCTTGCGTTTCTTTTGCTCAAGCAGTTCGCTTGGCAAACCGTACAATTGGACTGACATCCAGGCGCGCGAGTCTTTGGAAAAGTCTTTATTGTCAATTCGTTTGTCTACTTCTTCAAAGACGGGCTTCACCTTCTCGATGATATTGGTCTGCCAATCGTATAGATCAACTGCCTTGATGGTTGTTGGCAGTAAGAACATAGCAAGAGTTAAGAGAATTAAAAGTGTCTTCTTCATTTTGTGCACCTCCTAAACGTATACGATCTAAACGTATACGCTGTATTTGATTACTTTTCCGATGATGCGAGCTGGGTTATCCTCACTCACGATATATGGTGGATATAGTGGGTTGTCTGCTTGCAGTAAGATTGTGTCACCTGAGAAGTGAACGCGTTTAAGTGTTGCTTCCGTATCACCGTTGACAAGAACGGCGGCAATCTCGCCATTCTCTACGGATGGTTGTTCACGAATCAATACTAGACTTTTATCTGGTATTGTTGGGAACATCGAGTCTCCTTTTGTTTTGAGATAAAAAACATTACCGCTTGGGAGCAATTCTTCAAGTTCGTCTTCATAATAGTCAATGTTATCTTCACTTAGTATTGGCGAACCGCATGCGATAGTTCCTAACACTGGAACTCTTACAACTCGTCCGTTGCTTCTTATTTTATTAGGGACCCATTCTTCTGTTATTCTGGATCTAGGGACGCCGAAATAATCTGCTAATTGTTGTACGCTTTGTATTCTAGGGTACTTTGTTCCATTGAACCAACTTCTAATAGTTGCTTCTGCAATTCCTAAGTCTCTAACTAGGTCTGCTGGGATCACGCCTTTTCTTTTTGCTAATTCATTTAGGTTGTTAGAAACAATCTGTCTTTGGCGGGTCGCTGTCATTTTGGTTTCCATTATAATTTCCCCTTTCTGATTATTATATTACTGCCTTTTATACCGGAAGTAAAGAAAAAAATATAGAAAACCGTACTTTTGGTGTTGACACCGTACTAAAAGTGTTGTATAGTTATAGTGCAAGGAGGTGACAGGTATGAAACAACTTTCTATAAAAGCTGTTCGTATCAATTGTGGCATGACACAACAAGACCTGGCTAATAAGCTTGGTATTACCGCTAAATCAATATCCGATTTGGAGAACGGTCGTGTGCCAATCAAACCGCTGCATATTTTTGCAATTGCGTATGCTTGCAATATTGATGCAGACAAAATCAGAATCTAAATTTTTTTACCCATAAAGCGTACTTTTAGTACGGAGGAGGAAGCCATGGGCAAAGTTATATTTGCTGATACAAAGCGAGTGCCAACAACATGGGGAACCAGAAATAATGTTGCTCATATCATGAACTACAAGAATCCTAATTCAAGACTTGAGAGATTCAGAAAGTTCGTTGACTCTAACCCTGGATATTTCAAATGGTTTCGTACACCGTACCAATGGAATGGCAAAGGGTATGAATATATGTTAGTGCCAGTAATATACTACTGGGAAAATCGGGACCTGCTCGATGCAGGGAGTAGATCTGTAAAAGAATTCGACTTAGAGGAAGTCGAAAGAATTAGGATTGCCTACGGGCTATGATTTAGGAGGGAAAATCATGTTAGAAAATATTTATGCCAACGCTTGGAGAACTTCAGTATCGGACTATTCTATCTCCAAGCGTTTTTCTCATGCAGCACAAAAATATGAAGCAAATGGTAGTTGGGATGTGATGATGGTCCCTATTACTGAATTGGACGCTAATGTTGAAATAATCAATCAAAAAAAAGTTAGAGTTAACGGAGTTACTTATGCTTTGAAAGCTTGTCCAATTGGTGGGTGTTCAGGAAATGGCGATTATTACGAGTTGAAGCCACTTCAAAAAAACGATGAAAGTAAAACTTATTAAGTTGGAAGGTAAGATTGCTACCTTTGAGTTACCGGTTGCTATAAGTAAAAAGCAACTGATACGTAAAAGCAATCAAGGTCGGATAATGGCTAGCCTTGAGTTTGAAGACTCTAGATTCATAACGCCGGACCAAAGGCGCAAAATCTATGGTCTGTTCAGAGACATAGCCAATCATTCTGGATATGAAGAAGACTTTATAAAGTCTGAATTCAAAAAGAAGTTTGCTGAGATTAAGGAGATTGAACCATTCTCTTTGGCAGATGGTTGCATGAGCCTTGAACTGGCAAAAGATTTTATAGCTTACATTATCCAATGCTGCTTCTACTGGGGAGTTCCGTTCTATGAACGGGCCTATTACCTAGACGCGGACGATCAAAAGATTCTGTTCTTATACACAATGAACAGACGGTGTATCTGCTGCGGTAAGTATGGAGCAGACATTCACCACGTTGACGCGGTGGGTATGGGTGCTGATAGAAATAAGGTGGACCACCGGAAGCATCGGGTGATGGCCTTATGTCGTGAGCACCATTCAGAGTATCACACGATAGGGGCAGAAAGGTTCCTAGAGAAATGGCACCTTCCACCAGGAATTAAATTGGATGATAAGCAATTACGTCAAATAAAGATTAGAGGTGAGTACGATGGAAACTGAAAAGCCTAGTTATTATGCAATCATACCGGCTGAAGTTCGATATGATCATAGGCTCAAGGCAAATGAAAAGCTTCTGTATGGGGAAGTGACGGCCTTGTGTAGTAGTTCTGGCGAATGCTGGGCTAGCAATAAGTTCTTTGCAGAGTTATACGATGTGCATATAACCAATGTCTCTAGGTGGGTAAATAGCCTAGTAGATAAAGGTTACTTAGAATCTCAGTTAGTCTACAAAGAAGGAACCAAAGAAATCGAGAAGCGAGTATTGCGTCTCTCTAGTGTTAGCAAAAATGTTAAGACACCTCATAGCAAAAATGTTAAGACGTCTATTAGCAAAAACGCTAAAGAGAATAATACAAGTATTAATAATACAAGTATGAATAATAATATATTGTCGAGTAGCCTCGACGAGACCAAAGGTAAGGCTGTTGAAATCATTGATTATCTCAATGATAAAGCAGGGAAAAGGTTCTCTCATAAGACAAAAGAAACTGCTAAGCATATCAACGCTAGATTGAAAGATGGATATACCGTTGAGGACTTCAAACGCGTTATTGATAACCGGGTCATGAAGTGGTCTAGGGATAAGAAGATGAAAGAGTATATCAGACCTGATACCTTATTCACACCTACTAACTTTGAAAAGTACTTGAATGATGCGTTAGATAGTTTGCCTGATAGACCTCCAGTATACAAACCTTCAATGAGTGAGGATGAAGCAAAGGCCTTACTTGAGAAAGGGGACATTACTTCGTGGATGGAATGATGTCAGTAAGTAGTGCCTTGCAAGATGTGCAGCCACTACCACACCACCGAGAAATGGTGGAGCGTACCTTGAATAAGGTTTTCTCTAACCAACTGGTGAAAGAGTTCCTGATGGCACATGATTTGCAACGAGAGGATGAAATCGTGCAGCGCAATATCACTAGGCTATTGGAATACTGGAGGGTCATTACTCGGACTGCTGATAACTACGATAAGTGGTATCAGGTTGAAATGGCCTTGGTAAACAACAATATCGAGTTGATTTACCGGCCGCGGTCTGAAGCTATGGCTTACCGGATGCAAGCTGGTGAGCGAATGATGGCTACTGCTGTCTATGACGAAACAACACGGACATTCAAGGATGCCGTAATTGGCAAGGCGGATGTGACAACGGAAATGGTTGAAGCTGTCACATATATTAAAAACTTCATTGCCAACTACAAGCATGATGGAAAGAATCTTGGCATGTGGTTGGTAGGTCAGATGGGTGTAGGCAAGACGCACCTGATGGGGTTCTTAAGCCAACGTCTGGTAGATAAGGACATTGGTGTGACATTCATCAATGTTGGCGTAATGTTCCGGACCATCAAAGAGAAAATGAACTTAGACAGTCGGTCGCTTATTAGAGAAGTGGACAAGATTAAAAAGTCTGAGGTTCTGATTCTTGATGACATTGGGACCGAGACGCCATCTAATTGGTCGGTGAAAGAAGTTCTCTATGCCATTCTGAATTATCGGATGGAACATGGGAAGGCAACCTTCTTCACCTCGAACTTAACTAAGCATGACTATCTGGATCAGTTGCGGATGGGAAGGGATGTCCTGCCAATGGATGTAACCCGTCTTGGCGAGCGATTAGATAGTCTGGCAAAAGAAATTCAAATGGGCGGCAAGAACCGTCGAATCAAAATATAAAGGGGAATAAAAAATGATGCCGTTGTTTTATGGGTTTGTAGCAATCTTGCTACTTGTAGTTGGAGCTTGTGTGGTTGGGTTGATGCGCGATGTGGAGCATCACGAAAACTGGTTATCTCGCTTAGATAATAAGCTAGATCATGAACGGGAAATCAGAGTGGCCCGTGAATTAGATTTAGCAGCAAAATTCGATTCCGTCATTAAAGAATTGGAAATCGAGATTGGCTTCTGCCGTCGGATGGAACGACAAAACAAGACGATTGCTATTCGTAATCGAGAAGACCTATTGGCAATGCGCGACGATTTGCGCGATATGAAGCGGTACTATGAACACCGCGTCATGACAAGAAAAGGAGGTAGCAGCCGATGAATAATTGTACGTTTATTGGTCGCTTAACACGCGATGTGGAGCTTAAATACACGGGCAGTGGTATGGCGGTAGCTGAGTTTAACTTAGCCGTTAATCGACGGTTCACTAATAGCAATGGTGAACGGGATGCAGACTTTATTAGAATTCGTGCTTGGCGAGGTGCTGCTGAAGCAATTGCTAAATGGGCCAAGAAGGGTAGCCAGTTAGCAGTAAAGACTCGTTGCGAAACGGGGCAGTACGAAAAAGATGGGGTAACCCATTATACGACTGCCTTTGTGGTAGAGGAATTCGACTTCTTAGACTCTAAGAAGTCACAAGAAAATCGTCAGAGTGCTTACCAAGGTGGCTATGCTGGCCCTGGTAGTTATCCGGCACCTGAACAGGTTCCTAATGGTGTATACAATGCAGTACCAGATGAACATTTCGGGGGTGCATTCTGATGAAGGCAAATTGGGCTGATAGCAACCATCGGACTGATGTTCGGGATGGGTACTGCGAGACCTACATTCCAACGCGCCATCAATGCTTACCTAAGACTGACTGGTTGTTTGCAGCAGTCGAGGGTAAAGACAAGATTAGATTTGTGGCCGATACGGAAGAAGAAGTATTCCGGTGGCTACATAAACATAATCGAGTAGGCAAGCACCTGCGTGTGGTGCGGTGCCATCGGTAGGAGGAAATACGAATGATCTACAAGATTTTAAAAAAGAGCCACATTACTTGGGTACTTGATTTTTATAATCGGTTTTACGGGCTGAACAACTTGTTGCCTGATGAAATGGCGAAAGAGTTTGCGTATAGCGATGAATGTATTATGTACCTTAAAGTTATTGACTTTCCTAAACTCAAACGGTACGACGCAACATGGATCTCGAAAGAGTTAATATCCAGTGATGATGTGGTTTATGATTCTGATAATTACTCGTCGGCGTTTTTACAAGTTATGAGAGGCTTTGATAAAGATTTCGTTCTGTCTAACACCTTATCTAATATTTGGAACGAAATTATAGGAAAAGCGATGGAAGATGTAAGTAATGATAACGGCTATGATGAGGTCCTGAAAGAAATGAAGGAAACCTATGAGCGGAAAAATTCAGATTATGGGAATAGTTTTGAAAAGACGTTGAATGAGTTCGGACTTACTCCAGGTATTGCTCAGATTCACCATAAGTTTGAACGGGTCAAACAATTGGTGAAAAGCCCGGATGCTAAAGTTAATGAGTCCATGCGCGATAGCTTGCTAGATATGTGCAACTACATTGCTATGACAGTTGCTTGGATGGACAAGGAGGGGAAGGAAAATGGCTAAGTTTGATAATAGATTCTTGATTATTCCACTAGTAATGTCCGTTGTGATTCTGATTGCTGGTGTGCTGATGGTGTTGAAGATGAACAGTCACCCTCCTGAAAGAGTTAAGCAGGATGATGCGGGTCCTCGATTGGTTCGCCAATGGAAAGTTGGGGACGATGCTAAACCTCGTCTGCATAAGCTATACGAGACGGTGGTTGATGGCGAAAAGATACGCTATGTAGTGGAGGATGACAAATATCCTGAAATTGAGGTTATGAGTACGGAAGTACTCACGCATGGTGATCAGGAATGAAAGTATATAGCGCGATTAAGGTAATAGTTGATTTTACCAAAGATGCAAAAGATGAAATGGAAATCGGCACGTTCGCCTTTGCGTATGAGTCAAAGGAATTGGTACATAAGCATCTTTTAGCAGAAGGTTTTGAATATCGTAACGAAGAGTGGGCGTATATTTCAACTGATCCTAACGGTTATAGGTTAGCAAAGATCGTTGAGCTTTCAGTAGTTATATAAGATTGAATAAAAAAGGAGTTTTTATAAATGGGAAAAATTACTGTATATGGGAAACAAAACTGTACTAATTGTGACAATACCAAGAAATGGCTCAGAGAACACTGCATTGAGTTTGAGTATGTTGATGTCACGGTAGATGCGGCGGCACTGAATCTGATTAAGGAGCACGGCTATTCGGCATTGCCAGTTGTATCTATCGACAACTGGCGAACCTCATGGGCTGGCTTCAATGTTCCGGCACTGATGCGGTTATTGTGGAAGGAGAACTAATCTATGACAACCCGATTGGAAGTTGCAGAGTCTAAACTAGCTAGACTGTATGCTGAATCGGAAGCGATTGTGGAAGCTATGTATGATCATACCAAGATTACGCATGGCTCACCGGTTAACGATAAGCGCGGTGCTGACTCCTGGATGAAACGTAACAGGCAACTGGATGACCGCCTATCTGCTAAGAATGACGAGATACGCGCTCAAGAAGCAAGAGTTGAGAAATTAAAGTGGCAGGAAGAAAACTACCGACTGGGATTGAATAAGAACGGTAATGGTATTCGTTTGGCGCCTGACAATGTTGACCGTATCAAAGAAGAAATTCTCAAGGCGGAACGTGGCGAGTCTCATTATGGACGAAAGACGATTCGAGGGTATATTGACTACTTGAAGTCCTTGGCTAATCAAACAGAACCTAAGATTAGTGAATTGGCTCAGAAGGTGATTGCGTCTGGACGCGTGACTCAATGGGCTAAGCATCCTCATATTTACTTTGTCAACGGGATGCGGAAGGTTGCGATTGAGTTGGATTCAGACGGGGTGTTCTCGCTTTCGATGCGGTATTACCCTTATGATCCATCGGACCGGGAGCTGGTCGAGAATTTGATTAGGGGGAATTTCTAATGGTTGTAATTATATTAGGAGTACTGGTATTGATTGCGCTTGGGCTGATGGCTAGTGCTTATCCGGAGGATGATGAATGATGAAGCTTGATGACATTATCAATAGCAAGTGCTATAATCTTGCGACATTGGGCAACCCACTGTTGTTAGATAAAGCATTTAAGGAAATTGAGTATCTTAGGTCATTGAAACCTACGATTCCTAAATTTGTAGTTGATTGGATGGATAGCCAGCCTAAAACGTTGATACTGTCTGATTATGTTTCAATGTGGGAATCTGAGGAAATGCCTAGGGATGTTGGCGAATGGTTCGATGATAAAGATATTGTCATTGTGCTGGCTAACAAGGAACAGTTTGGGTACTTTGTGGAGGGCGATGAGTGATGGAAGAATTTATACCAGGGCAACGTTACAGACATGTGAGGTTTGGAGATGTGGTAATGGTTGTTGGTCTAGCAACTGAAGAAATGACGTTGAGGAAACTTGTTATATACACCGATAGTGGAGGTATTGGACATGGGATTTGGGCTTCACCGTTGGAGATATTTATACATCGGTATGAATTGATGGAGGAGGGGAAGGAATTAAGGCCATCTTCTAGCTTCCAGGAATTTATGTCATTGATAGATTCAGACAAACCACTAACCGAAAACCAGGAAATACGTTCCTGGATGAAATATATGAATGAGCAATTGACATTAAGAGTCTTGCAGCTGACTCGACTAGCAAGAAAAAGGGCTAGGCTAAAGCGACGTATTTTTCGTTTGGAGCAGAAGATTGAGGAGTTGAAAAAGTGATGAAGAAATCTATGTATGCTATCAAATGGTATATGACCGAAGGGCAAGATGATTCCGATTACGATGTATTCTGCAAGGTATTCAACACCCGCGAATTGGCGCACGAATGGTTGTTATCTGAAGGGTTCTCGAAAGAAAGGGAAGCTACAAGCCATAATGAGTATGAGTATTGCAAGTATGGAGATAGAGTATTCACTATGGCAGCAATCATGGAAATGGAGGTAGTGGAATGATACCTAAATTTAGATACTGGAGCAATGCACTGCAAAAGGTGGCAGATGTTATAGCTATAAACTTTACTAAGAATGAATTAACTATTATGCCGGAATCGATTGGCTACATAGTGCCTCTTAATGAAGAATATCTAATGCAATCAACTGGGGTGCTTGATAAAAACGGAACAGAGATTTTCGAGGGCGATATTGTCAAAATGAGGTTTCCAAGGGATAGACGGTGCATTGGTAGATTCAAAGTAATTAAGGACCCTGTAAGTCCAAGAATTACTTTTCTAGACGAGAGCCTCACAACTGAACCGTACGACATCTACAATTACATGTCGGACTATTACGAAGTTGTAGGAAATGTATTCGAGGAGGTAGTGGAATGAGAGAGATAAGTAACTTAGATAGAGCGCTCGAAACTTTAAAAGAAACCAAGGAAGGAACGAGATGGGGAGATCAAATGCACAAAGAGGCACTGGAATACTTAGAAAGCTTAAAGCCAACAATACCTATATTCGTTGCTAGATGGTTTGAGGAATCTATTAAACAACAGATGTCTATTTATACCATGGTCGATTACTATGCTTCATCGGATAGTCGGTTACCAAGAAAAATAAATAGTTGGATGGAAACAATAGACGAGTGTTCACGGATTGAAATAACACTCGCTAACATGGTCCAATTTGGTTACAACATCCAGTACGATACGAAGTATATTATCAAGGCGCCAACTGACTGGAGAGATTGTTTCGATGGGAACCAGTATATCGCTAAGAGTGAAACAGATAGATATGGGCTTGTTGATATTAGCAAAGCTGATAAATTTACAAAGCCAGAGGCGGAAGCATTGATGGATAAACTCCATGTTAACTGGGAGATAGTGGAGGTAGCGGAATGATACCTAAATTCAGAGCGTGGTACAAAGGAAAAATGTATAAGTCCAGAGTTATTGTATATAACGGGCAGGTGTTTTTGAACATGGCAGACTTTAATAGCTGCATGGTAAGAGACGGAATCGAATTGATGCAGAGTACCGGATTGAAAGACTGTGACGGTCAAGAACTCTTTGGCGGAGATATTATCGAATTCGATGACACCATTTGTTATGAAGACGAGTCGTACGGCGAGGACAACGAAGTTACCGCTGGAGAATATGACGTAAAGAATTTAGCCGTTCTTGAGATAAACAATGGGCTAGTGATTGCCCTAAGACATTACAAGTATGGTGGAGATTTATTAAAAGATCATGTATCAGAAATGCTGTGTAGATTGTCTGAAAGAGACATTTTGTTGATTGAGTTCCTTGCTTTCCCTGCAAACTTCAAAATTGTTGGTAATGTCTATGAGAATAAGGACTTGCTGGAGGTTAAAGTGTGATGATACCTAAATATGTCCTTAAGGTAATGAGGCAGTTTAATGATGCTGGTATCACTAGCTATGGAGAGTTGGTGTTTTCTTACAAGTATAACGTGTTTATACAACTGAACGATGTTAGAAATAGGAAAGACTTTTCGTTGAAACTATTAGTCTGGCTTTCTCAACATACAACTCATTTTGAAAGAATAAGTGCTGATGTTGAGTCTAGATCGTTTAGCGGCAATGTGGTAAGGGCAATTAAATATATAACCGGTAAAGAATTTTCTTTTTCCGATTACATGCTTATCCATGAACTGATTGGATGTGGCTTGAATAAAGAACTTGCTAAAAAATTCAAGGAACAAGACTTTGACATGGAAGTGTTGAGAAGACATAGAGAGGAGAATTCAAAATGATTATTCTGTATAGAGTTAGAACGTTTGATAAGTTGAAAGAATTGCTTGGTAAGCTGCACATTGAAGGGGCAAAATGGAGTGGGTACGAAAGCCTTGAAGATAACCGATACATGAGACTGATTTGGGAAGATGATGGTGATAAGCTAGTTATTAAAAACGATAATGGGGTTGTCAATCATGCATCTATTGACTTCTACTTAAATGAATACGATTGGGAAGGACAAACGTATATGGTGGTGGATTATGAATAAAAAACGTATAAAGGAACTGATTAAAAAGACGCCATACTACGACTATCAAAACCAGGTACTAAAGAAGCATGGTGACTTCATCCATCAGTATTGTGCTGACCGGATGGAGCAAGCTCTTTATAACTACCTAGGTGCTACTATGATGGTGCTACGGGATAAGTACGGTTTCGGTAAGCAACGCCTGGAAAATACCATGCGTGATATTACTATCCAGGTGGGGCACATTACATCCAAGCATGCTACTGCTGAGGATATGATAGCATTGATTGAATCTGAAACTGGGTTTAACTTACCGGCATTTGTAGCAAAGATGGCAGAGGAGCGTGAGAATAATGGCTGATATTTTAGAATTGCACCGCATCCAGAGATTACCTAATGGAATTTCGTTAGGTGGTGGGATATTCAAACATGAAACTAGAGAACAAGCGATTAGAAAAATGAGCGATGAAGGGTTTGAATATGACCCTGCGTCAGGACGATTCTATAAACGTATGGGTAGCCGGTATATAGAATGGGTGGAAATTACTGGAAAGAAGGAGACAACAAACAATGAACAATAAAGGTATCACAGGTCCTAACGTGATTGAAAAAGGCAGCATTATAATGCAGGAAAGCGTCGGAAAAGGCGATTATAAAGGAGAAAAAATCATCTTAGCCCACAACATTTTTAGCGGCGCTCCTGTAATCACATACAAAGGACGCACCGCGGAGTGGGATTGGCAAACTTTAGTTAAAGGCGCAATCGACGCCATTGACGCAATGCTCGAGGAAGAAGAAAAGGATGATACAAAATGATGAAAGCAATTAAACTTGAAAAAACAATTGAAGATGTTATGAAGTGGGGCAAGGAACGTGGTATTGAAGATGGAGATAAGGCGTCTCAAGTTGCTAAACTCTATGAGGAATTCGGTGAGTTGTGCCGTGCCCATCTGAAGTATAAAGGTACTGGGCTAGATAAGTGGCTGGATGAATGGAAAGATGCTGTTGGTGATATGACCGTCGTTATGACGATGGTATGTCTACAAAATGGATTAAGTCCCTATCAATGTCTCTACCTGGCGAATGAGCGTGAGGCAGTAGATGGCGGGGCCAACAACCTATTGCGGATTGGGGTTGCGCTTGGTTTAGTGGCTGAAGACATTATGGAGCCACGGATTGACAAAGAAACGATGATTAGTTCGTTGACGAATCTGTCTTGCGAGCTGAATAGTTACTGCAATGCGGAGGACTTAGATCCGGTTGATTGTTATGTGAAAGCATACGATGTTATCAAGAACCGCAAGGGGGTTATGAAGGGCGGTTCATACGTTAAAGAGGAGGATGAGGAAGATGGAACTGAAGGTAATTAGCCGACACGAAGTGCTGGGTAAGAACTTTCGCATCTATGGAACGGTGGCTGAGCCACTGTTCCTGGCGAAAGATGTAGCTAGTTGGATTGAGCATAGCGATGTGTCTACGATGATTCGTAATGTGGATGAAGACGAGAAGCAGATACAAACATTGTTTGTGTCAGGTCAGAAACGGGATGCTTGGTTCTTAACGGAAGATGGGTTGTACGAAGTCTTGATGCAATCTCGTAAGGCAGTGGCTAAGTCATTTAAGAAACAGGTCAAGGCAATTCTCAAAGAAATTCGGACAACAGGGGTCTACAAGGTGCCACATAATCCGATGGAAGCTATGCAGCTAATGTTCCAAGCAATGAATGAAACGGATGCCCACTTAAGCGATGTGGAAAATCGTGTATCAGAATTGGAAGATAATACGCCGCTTAGTCCAAGTTCTTATAGCTTTATCAATAAGTGTATTGGGCAAAGAATCAGAGAATACCTTGAAGCTAAGAATATCCAAGGGAGTCAAGAAGCTAAAAAGTTATTGTATAAGGACATTGGATCTAGCATCAATGCGATTGCTGGGACGGCAACACGTTCACAACTAAAGGCTAAACACTTTGATGATGTGGTGAACTTCATTCGTGACTGGATACCTAGCCAGGTAACAATCTATAAGATTGGAGAATTGGCACATGCGATGGAGTGAAGATAAGGAATCTTGGCAAAAGGTATTAGAATACACTGCTCGTAATCTCAATGAGAAGTGGTCGACTGATGTCAAGAAGGAGTGTATGGAATTAAGTCAGAAGTTCTATGATCCATACGCTCACAAGCCGATTGATATGATGCCGTATCTGAAACACAACCAGGAAAAGTTGTTGGGTGTCATAAAAGACCTGAACATGTCAACTACCAGGTTTGCAAATGAAATATCATTGGACCGGAACAGTGTGGCCAGGGTGCTAGACCTCAAGGGGTTTCCGTCTGTAAGGTTTCAGGAGACTGTCTATGACATGTACGGGGTCAAAATGATTACTAGGCGAAGTGTATTAGAAAGGGAAGCGGGGTTATAAAATGTTCGAGAACGATTTTATAAAAGTTGGGAATGTAATTGTCAGAGTGAATTTGGTTAAAAGTGTTTACGACGACATGAGAGATTTCCAAAAGCAATGCGTGATTAGGTATACTGACAACACTGAATCTAAACATAGATGGATCTGCGCTGACGATTTTTGGAAAGCCTTAGAGAAAATATCATAAGAACGGGAAGGATGCTGTTGTAAGTATGGGGAATAAAGATGAGCGCATATATGTTGTTATCAAGGGCGTCATGCTTCAAATCAGAAAGATACAAGCTGCATGGGATGTACAGGATCCTACTGAGAAAGTGTGTAATATCTTATTCAATGATGGGACGCTCATTGGTTTTTCAAAGTTCACGGCAAGTGAATTATGGAATGAAATGTTAAAAGCTAAGAAAGGTCTTGAAGAATTATGATGAATCAGAAGTTTGTAAGATTTGGTGTTGTGGTGGTGGACGCCAGCCGGATTGTCGGCTTATTTGAAAATGATAAGGGGGTAGGCATCCTACTTCAAGGGGAAGCCAGACCCTTATACATTGATGACTGGAAGCTAGACAAGGTGCTAGAACAGTTAGCCGATACCATGGAAGCTATGGAGCCTAAGCAGTCGCCTAGTGACATTAAGGGACGAGAATTCATTCTAGCAGATAAAGCCAACTTAGAATGGGATGCGTCAAAGGATGACCGGCTAACTAAATTTGAAATCAAAACGGAAGAACTAGCTGGCGATAAGGTGAATACGGTCAAGCTAAAGTCTGTTAAGGAATTCGAGGACTTGCAAGAAGCGTTAGACGGACCGTTAGCATTAGTAAATGGGGTTCTATTCGTCCCATTCGTTTAGGAGGTGAACACTTGGAAGCTAAGGAGTTCTTAAAAACGGTGTACTGGTCTGAAAAGGAAGTGAATTCCTTGCGGAACGAGTTACGACAAGTAGAAGCGACACTGCTTTCGTCACCTAGCTGGTCTGATATGAAGGTTCAAACAAGTGGGATGCAATCGACGGATGATACCTATGTTCAGATGATGGAGATTCGGGAGCGATTGATGAACCAGATAAGCCATACGGTCATGATGCGAGATAAGGCGTCTCAGATGATTAGTAGAGTACCGGATGAGAAACAACGGTTTGTATTACGAGAGCGGTACTTGAACCGGCGGGACTGGGTGGAGATCTCAGATGACCTATTGCGGTCAAGGTCTCAGATATACCGTATACACGGGTTCGGGCTACTTGCCTTCAAAGAGATATTCAAGAAGGAGGCCATAGGGTAGATGAAAGTATATGTGGTGAATATATATATATCGTTTGATGATGATTCTTTTCAAGTAGCACATGCTGCCTTTAGCAAAAAGGAAGCTGCCATAGTCTATATGGAAAAGCGACATGGTATGACTCAAAAGAGTAATACGGAATGGTGGGGCCAGGTGACGGAACACTATTCGAGGTTAGAAGCTAACCTTTCTGTGATGGATATAGATGAGTTCTTTGAGAAGTACTTTAATACGCCTTGTGTGGCTGAGGAGGAATAGGGGATGGAAGATGGCTATACCTGTCAAGTTACATTTGGTATTGAAGGCAAGGCTATAATAAACCGGCTTGTTAAGTTCAATAGCAAGGATGATGCGTTTATATTCGTTGAAGCCATGGATGCTATTCATCGGAACGCACTAGAAGAACTGGAAGGTGTATCGTGTGACCCTGAGGCGTATGCCAAGATGCTAGATGCGATGCGCCAATACCGGCCAAGTGAACTGCCAGGACATATTTACATAGATTAAATGGGTTTGATGATGCGCTGGTAGGTGAACATATCTACGATGATGCGTGTGTTTTACCGGTAAAATGCGACACTTTGCGACAAAATGCGACGGAATGCGACAAAGTGAGACGGAACGCAACACTAACTTTGTGCTAGTATTAAGATACCAAGAAAACCAGGTAGGCTAATCGGAATACGCGCTACTTGGCACGCGACTGTCACGCGTGGTATATAATCTCTCCTTAAGGTTGGGCCATGCCTGGCCTTTTTATTATGTTTTGGGGGTGAAGGGATGGCGTTCAAGAAACAGTGCGCGGCTCCAGGATGTGGAGCACTGACAAGTAGCAAGTACTGTGATGTGCATGTTAAGATGGCTGATGAAGAAAAGGCTCGCTATGATCAGTTCCGTGGGTCTAGTGCTAGGCGCGGTTATGATGGCCGATGGCGCAAGTATCGAATAGCATTCCTTGACTCTCATCCATTGTGTGATGAGTGCGCGAAACATGACCGGATGGTTTTAGCATCGGTAGTGGACCACATTATTCCGCACAAGGGGGACATGAAGTTGTTCTGGGATGCGTCGAATCACCAAGCCTTATGTGAGTCTTGCCATAACCGTAAGACGGCTAAGGAAGATATGGGCGCCTGGGACTACAAGGCGGGGCTTAAGTAAGACCCTGGTAGTTGATTTAAGGTGTCGTACCCTGGGTTATGATTTTGGTTTTATACCCGGTGGTTTGATTTTTAGTTTTTATACCCCTATTCAAAATTTGGTTTCGAGTAGGGCGTTTCTATTTTTGGTTTTAATACCATAACCGTAAATAGCAAATAACTAACGTGTAAGAAGTTTTGAAGTTAATCCGATAGATTATATGTCTTTAAGTTTTTAATTGATTGTGGCCAATCTGATGGAGCGAGGTGATAGGAAAATGGAATTGGTGTTGGTTAAGTTGTCCAAAACGAGCGCTTTATATCTGAACGGTAAGGAAGTAAGATCTGTTACGAGAGTTAGTCCTGATTATATCGGGGACACATTGGCAGATATAAATATTGGGCTTGGCGTTCCGGTTGAGCGTATCTTGGTTGAATCTGCTAGCGACAATGTCAGGTTAGATATTATGGCTCGTTACGTTGGTGATGGGAAGTTCTCAATTAAGGTTCCTAAGCTGAAGGTATCAAAAGTGGAAAGGTTCGGGTTGGTATAATGTGGTGGATGTTATTGTTTCTGTCTCCATTCCTGCTGATGGCTTTTGTTGGTGTCTCTGTGGTGCTCAAGGTTGATTATCAAAGGATGATAATTGATTATCGTATCAAGAAAGCCAAGAGAGAATATCGAAAAGCGAAAAGAAAATAGCAGATGAGTTTGATAAACAACACCTGCTATTAAGAGTTCGTGATGTACCATGGCCGGCCCTGAAATTTGTTCTCATATGGGCTGGTAAGGAATTCGGGTTTTTGATTTCAATTTTCCAAAATTCAAAAATCAGTTACATTTTCTAAATGTTGATTTATCAAGCTTTTCATGAAAGCGATGGAAAATAAAAATTAGAAAATTATATTTTGATTAGAATTTTGTAACATTTGAAGAATGTTGATTTGACGCGGTTTCCGAGCGGTCATGAAAATGGATTGAAAAGATTGTGAAGCTTGACGGAAGGGCGGACGGCCTGAGCGGCCCGCGCCGTGTTTTGGGCGGTGGATGCTACGGCTTAAAATTTAGCCTGTTTTAGGCGTTCTGCTTGTCGGTGGATAAATATGTATCATTGATTATTTGAAGGCTTAGAATTGATTCTAGGAAGTGCAAGGCGGTAAATTTGACGGCTGCTATATGTCAAGCGGTGATTTAGATTTATGTCAGTTTGATTTTTCGGCTTGCCGGTGATCGGCTTACGCTGCTTCTGATTCGCTGCTTGACGTATGACGCCATGGCATCGGCTGCTTGATGGCTTGAATGTATGCCGGCATAGAATGCTGATTCTGTTGCTTGCGTCGTACGGCTTAAAATTTACGCCGTTTTAGGCGTCGTGTTTCGGATGGTCATTTATAAAGGCTTTGAGTTTTGACGGCTTAGACGGCCGTTTTTTGGGGCCTTTTTGCGGTGCTGGTTGTTTGGTGGATTGACAAAAGAAAGACACGCCGGCTA